AAATCAAACTGTTGTTTTAAGACTGGGTTTGCTTGAATGTCAGCCCACTTTTGATTTACCCAGTCTTCACGAAGTTGACCTCTAGTCTTACCTTCTTTATTTAAAGTAAATAACTTATCCATTTCAAGTTCAATAGTTTCAATTTCTTTTGCCGCCGCTGTCATAGCAGATCTTTGCTCAACGCTATTTTTTAAACCAACAGTAACAGCTTCAGATCTTTTATCTAATGCGTTTAAATACTTAGTTAAAATAAAACCAGCTTTAGTATTACTTAGATCATAACCATTAATAACAATACGATTAATTTGACCAACGCCATCATCTGCTCTAACAACCGATGCTGTGCTATGAGGAGCATCTGTTAATACATTTAATTCATCTGTTAGTCCTTGTAAACTATTTTTAAGTTTTTTTAAATTATCAGAACTTGCCTGTAATTTTGTTTGCCACTCTCCGCTTTCTTTAGCTGGCATTTTATCAATACCACCCCACAGTTTACCAGACGCATCATAACCAACAGCGTTTTCATTTTGTAATTTTTGTGCCTCTTCTACCCTTGCAGTAAGTTTATTTATTTGATCTACTTTAGTTTCAACATCTATGTTATTTTTTCTAGCTGTATCTAAAAGAAGAAGTTTAGCTTTATGTTGTTCGGCTGTTATTTCACCATTCAATAATTGATCATGTAAAGCAGTTGATTGTTTTTGATGTTCTTCATATGATATGCTGCGTGATCTATTAGCAACTGGCTCAACTGACTTAGTTACTTCTGGTCCATATCGTTCTGCTGCTTCTGTTGCAGTAATAACATTCAAGTCCATTGCAGATAAAGGTTTACCTTCTGCTTTAGCCTGAGCTTTTTTAGCTGCAAGATCAGTAATAATATCAGCAAACATTTCTTTTGAGAGTGGGTTTACAGAGTATTGAGTATCGCTTTTATTTAAAATTTTTACAATGACTCCAACTAAATCCATAATTTCTTTAGGGTGTACATCGTGAGCTGCTTGCCATTCTGGGTGTAAAAAGAAATCAGCTGTTTTATCATCACCAGTTAAATGCTTTAAGACTGCTCTAAGGTTTTCTTGTGTACTTGAGTTAGCTAACTCAGCTGCTCTATAACCACTAATGCCAACAAATTTAGCAAGTGAGTTATCAAGTTCAAACTTTTCTTTGCTGACTGCACCAGATCCAAACATCTGTAAGAATCCTCGTCTAGCGTTTGGTGTTCCAAGAGAGTAAGTTCCATCCCATAAATTTCTAACTGCTCTACCAGTCATAAATGGAGCAAACACCATACCCATACCAGTACCAATAATAGCACCGAATCCTCCAAACATTAAACCATCGTGCATTGCTTGACCTAAATCAAATCCTGGAAGATCTCTGTTTTCCATTGCTAGTGTTTTATATTGATCGTCTTTTTGCGCCCACACACTATTAGCAAAGCCATCTGCAAACCCAATGATTGCACCAGCTCTAGCATTTTTAGCGTAATGACCAAGTGCTGTCTCAGCTCTACCAACTAATAAAACATCATCAAGAGACAAACCAACATTTGTTAATACTCTTGAAACACCGTTTTTAAAACCATCTTCAGCAATTGTAACTCCATCTTGACCAACAATTCTAAGGTTATTATATTGCGCTCTTGCCTTTAAGTTAGTCCAACCAAATGGATTCTTTGGTATTTCGTTATTAAATACTAATGATTCTGGTGTAGTATCAGCAATAATAGATCCCCTAGCAATAGCTTGTCTACCAAGATTATATTCTTTTCCAATGCTATCTTGAAACATTTGATTCAACATTGTCTTAAATCCAGGTCTTTGTAATGGACCAGCAACTGCTTCACCAACAGTTCCTGCTGCTTCTTCTAATGCTAATCTGCCAACAGCACGACCAGCGACTTGATCCCAATTAATAAAAGAATTTGCTAATGCTGTTTTACCAACAGCTCTAAGACCACCGTATAAAGATAACCTACCAAGTGTTTGTGCGGTTGCTCCTACTACTTTAAGACCACCACCAAAAGCAGCACCAGCACCCATCGTTAATCCCATACCAAGAATTGTATCGTAATCTTTTATTAAATTAACCTCAGCCCAATTTGCCATCTTAGATGTATTGGTTTGAAAAACGCTGTTTAGTTCGTTTTTAATTCTACCATTTTCTGTTGTTAAATTAGCTTGATCATATAAAAAACTTTGTACTCTTTCTAAGAAAGCGTTAGAGTTCTTAACTCCAGGAGCAAATGATTGCTTCCACTGAGGACCATAGGATGACTCTAATAGTTTTGGTATATTATCAGCGTTTGCTCCATAGCGTTGCTTTATTGCTTCTTCAATCTGAGTATCTCTATTAGCAAGAAACGCCTCATCAACTCGATTACGCTCAGCTTCAATCTTTCCCATAGGAATAGGATTCCAAGGAACCCAAGCCCACTCAGCTTTTGTAGCAGTTAAGCCTTGTTGCGCTCTTTGTATTTGATATGGAGCAGTACCACCAATACCACCAAACCACCCAGAAAATTTTTCATATATAGTTTGATCTTTAAGGTTTTTTTCTGTAGCTCCTTGACCTTCACCCTGCCAGATATTCCACTCAGGCGTACCGCCAAATATTAATGGACCTTGTTCTGATTTTAATTCAACATTCCATTGATTAGCAATAGAATCATCAATAATCTTTTCTTCTAATCCTTGTGTAATTAATTGAGGTGGTGTCCATTGGTTTCTGGCGAGATCAGCTTCTCTTGGTGTTAAAAAATCCATGTGTTATTTACCATCCTTTTTATTTTTTGATTCTAAATCTAATTCTGCTTGATACTTTAATAAGGCATCACTAAGCAATCTATATCTTTTACCAACTCCACCCTTTTCTACTCTAGCGTATTCTTTAGAATTTAAATATTCTTTAGCAGCTTCACCAAATTTTCTTTCTCTAATTAATTTAGTAGTGTTTGTAGACTGGCTAATCATTGATCTATATTCTTCAGATATTAATTCTTTTTTTAAATACTCAGGCATTTCATTCCAAATTTCTGGGGTAACTAACTTTGTAACGGTTGGTATATATCTTTTTTTAAGTATGTATCTACTTAAATCTTGTGCGTCGGCTTTAGTAATTTTAACAGTTCCGTTATTGATTCCATTAATTTCTTCTTCTGTTTTTCCTATTGATTTAAAAGCTTCATTAGAGTCTTTTCCAAGCATTACACCATAACCAATATTATATTGAACTACTGGCTTTCCTGTTTGTTCATCTATTTTTTGAGTTGGGTCTATTCTTTTTGTATCTACAAACCCTTCTTTAATACTAAGGTCCGATACCATAGTTTCAATTAAATCAGTATCTTCACCTTTTCCACTAACAGCTCCAGGACTAATTTGTTTAGGTAAATCATAGTTCTTATGTTCTAATAGTTTTCTTGGGTATAATTCTTGTGTTGTTTCCAAAGACCCACCAGTTTCTAAATTTGGGGAAACAGTATGTATTTGAATAGTATTTGTATCTTTATTAATAATTGTCTCAGTATAGTTATTAGCTCTTGGATCACCACTATATATTTTTCCTGGGATTAATATCATTTGTTTACTAACACCATTTCGTGGATCTATTAATTCCCATCTATTACCCGCATTACTTTCTAACCACCTATCACTAAGTTTAGTATTTAAGTCAGGGTTTGTACCCAATTTAAACGCCGCATTTCCAGCTCGGTCCATATAATTACCTTGTTCATTTTTAACTAAAACTGGTTCATTAGAAGTGATATCATAGTAATATGAGCCATCGGGTAATCTTGTATGGTTTGAACTTTGTTGAATACCAGCCTTATCTTGTTCAATACTATTTCTAAGATAATCTGCATCATACATTTCAATACTTTTAAATCTTGCTTGTGATTCAATTTGGGGTCTAGATAAACCAGTGTTAACTCCAATATGACTGGGGTCATTAAGACCAAGTTCAACTGCTGAAGTATAAGATAACTCATCTTTACTTAGAGTTTTGAATAACCAATTTAATCTAGACTGATCTATTGGACTTGGTTTACCGTTTGGACCAACAGGGAATTGCATAGCCCATTTATAAAAAGGATGATTTGGGTCTGAAATATGAGCTATTCTTTCTTCTCTTGATTCATGTGAATCATATGCATTCATCAATGCGTTTAGTACTACTCCACTTTTAGATCCATCTTTTTTAATTGCTTCTCTATTTGTAGACATTGGTAATGCTGAGCGATATGCATCAATCATATTATCACGATTAATTAGAAACTTAGGATCTGAATCTATAATATCTTTACCTTCACTTGTTTTTCGTCCTGGAGTTTGTTTACCATATACATAATTATCTAAATTCATTTTAACTTGATTCATTGGATTAGCCCAAGAATCTGGAGTCATTGATCCAGTATTCATGTGGGGAGCAGATGTTCCAATAGTAGCTCTTCCCATAGTATCATTACTCATTACTGGACTCATACTTCCTTTACTAAACCATGCATTTGGGGTTGGGGTCCACTTTTGTTTAATAACTAATCCATTAAATGATTCATACTCATGTATTCTAGTTTGAATTTGCTCTATTGTATCTCCAGGTTGTGCTGATAAAATACCAATAAGAGTTGGTGTTATATAATCTTTAGTTGGATCTTGCTTTGTTAAAGTAATTAAATCAGTTAAGAATCCTTCTGAACTTTGCCACCCATTAAAACCAAGAGAATCAATTTTACCTTTTAAAATAGTTCTAGCCATATCAGCACCTACTGGAGCGTGTGTTACTAAATTAAATAAATCTTTTCCTTGATTAATACCATTCATATTTCCCATGATAACTTCTAACATTGTACTAGCTGCGGCATGTTCTGTTGGTGTTAAAGTAGTATTTGATTTTAAAGTAGAAAGTGTTCTAAAAGCCATATCACGACGCAATATAAAAGTATCCCATTGTTTATTAATAACAGTAGGATCCATTTTGTGTTCTTCCATGAGTTTTTGTTGTCCACTAAATCCAATTTTGTTTGCAACAAAAGTCATAAAATTAGCAGCATATTCTATATCAGCTTTAGAAGAACCCTCTGGTAATCTTGCTCCACTAGCTACAAATGCCCTAGCATTTTTGGCATACTTAAGTATTAAATCTGGTGAAATATCACCACGCAATTCTCGTTCATAAAATGCCATACGATCTACTTCAGAACCTTGAAAAACTTTTCCAATTTCGGCAGATGTTTCTGGATTAAATTTATAAGCCCAAGCTTTTTCTTCTGGCATAGATTGTGGATTACCCAACCATTGATTAAAAGAATCTTTAGTTGCTTTAAGAGCCTCATCTGGAACTACTCCAGGATTATTAGCTATAATATTTTGTTTAGTTGTTTTTAAATCTTGTGCTTTAGTTGACGCAGAAGATGCTTGACTTATACCATTTAATTGTTCATTAGCACTGGCTGCACTTGAAGCTCTACGACTAATAGTACCTTTAGTAATAACTTCAACTGCTAGTCGATCTAATTTATCAGTACTATCAAGTACGCCATCTGTAATAGTAACTCCATTTTTAATTAAAAGTTTTGTTGTAAGGCTTCTGGTTAAAATATCTTGTAGTCTATCTATTTGAATTTTATCATATGAACTACTTTTAGAATCATCTCTAGTTTCTGGTAGTTGTTCAGTAATATCATCATAAGATGATCTATGTGGTAAATCCTTAATTTTTTCTAACCAGTCTTTTTTTGTTGGTAAAGTTCCTAATCTATCTTGCACTTGCATAAATAAATCAACAGTATTTGAAACATCTTTCATACCATTTTGTGTGTTGATTTCTAATTCGTTTAAATATTTAGTCTGTACTTTACTAACATTTTCTTTAGATACTGTTTGCAGTGTTGCCCAATTTGATTTTTTAAAGAACTCTATTTTTTGTTGGCTGGTTGGTGAAAGCATACCAGTGTCAATTTTTGCACCAAGTTGATCTTGTTCAAGTTGAATTTTTTGTTCGTCTTGCATTAAATTTTCAAGTCTTTTAAGATCTGTAACATTAGTAGCTTTAGTTAATGCATCAGTTAATAACACCATTTTTTCATTAGATGCTTGTCTTCTAGAAAATAAAATATCAACCGCTTGATTTGGGTTTTCTAATAACCGTTCTTGTTTTCGTTGTTCTGGTGTTGCACTAGACTCAAGACCATAGGGTTGTGATTGTAATTTTGTTTCTAATTTAATTTGATCGTCAATATAAGTAGATGTTTTATCTAGTTCTTCTAGAAACTGTTCTCTAGAAATATCACCAGATAACATTGCATTATAGGCACTACTGTATAACGGTGTTGATTCGTTTAAAATTTTATCTGTAGTTTGTTTAATAGATTCTTTCATAGAATCTTGATAATTATTCTTATCCATTAAATACCTAGCAAGCATAACTCTGTCTCGTTTATTTGGTGATGCTATTTTATTTGTATCAATAGTTTTTAATTCATCTCTAGTATAGCCAGTAGCGTCTATTACATCTTGCATATGCTTATTATATTGATTAGTAACTTCTTCTGTATTCAAACCATTATAAGCACCATACATATTATTATCAGCATTTTGGAAATTTTCAACAGAACCTGTCCAAATTGCGTTATCATACTTCTGAATATCGTTAGTCATACTAGCATTAGTTTGACCCTGATATCTAGTAAGCTGTAGAATATTCTGAATATCGCTGGCATACATCTTAAAGCCAGCTGGGTTCTTTGTTCCATCCAATACACCTCTAGCATCCTCATCACTTAGACCCTGATTTACTAATGAGTTATAAGTTGCGTTATTTAATTTTCTTTGTTGTCCTTGTTGCCACTCTTTTAATTGATATGGTGTCATATCAGGTGACTCTGGTTTTTCTAGAGTAATGTTCTGAAGGTTATTCATATCATTCTCTGCGTTCTGTCTACGACTGGCAAGGAGACCATCGTTGACACTCGTATAAATAGCCATACCAGCCTTAGCTGCGCTTGATCCTAAGTTCCACCAGTTATCTCCAGGATCTACACCACCCATCCACATTTGAGGTGATGGCATAGATACAACACCCTCTTCTACATAGTTTGGTCTGTTTGGTACAGCTGCTACTTGTGGTTGTTGTGGTGTAAGTTGTGCTGATTCAGTAATTTGTAATTGCTCAGGCGTTGGTGGCATCTGGGGTATCTCCTAAGAAATCTTTGTATTGATTAACGGCTGTATATAATATTCGTGAAAGATCGTCGTTGGTCTTAAGCCTACCAGCGGCTATCTCGCCTTGTAAACCTCTAGTAATTAATGTCTCATAGTGTGGCTTTTCAAACATAGAAAAAGCTTCACCCCATTTATCTGGTGTTAGTTTACCTTGATCCAATAACATACCAGCAACTCCTTCAGCTGCTTTGTTATCTAAATTTATTCTACTTCGTTGATTGGCTAGATTTCCAACAACATAATCTCTGATTAACGGTGGCGATAAATCACTGACCATTAGTTGTTCATTAGTTCCTGGAGTACCAGCTGGATCTTTTTCAAAGACAGATGCTCGATCTTGTAAGTCAAAGGCTGGAGTAAACACATTATCTTTATTTACAACACCAAATCTTCCGTTGAAAGAATCAGCAACTGGCAATAGATTTAATTGTTCTAGTTTAATAAGATCATTTATATGGGCATCTATACCAACATCTGGATCCATTTCCTTATCTGATAAATCAGATAACCTACGACTTAAGTCATCTCTATATAAAGCTTTTGCTTTATTTAAATTTGAGTTAGCATTTCTAAATGATAAGTTTTGAACATCTCCGCTAAACTCTTTAGTTAACCAACTAGGAAAGCGTGATATCTTGTCACGAAGAAAGAATTCTTTTTCAGCTGGAGATTTAAACATATTCATTTCTGTTTCAGTTCTCCATATCAAACTTTCTTTTGCAGCCTCTCTGCCTTGCGGATGCAAATCTAATGTTTTATTCCAATAGTATTCATTAAACTTTTGTGTTGGAAAAGGTATCTCTTTTGTTTCTTTCATCCAAGCATCAAATTGTTTTTGTTTATTATCTGGATATAATGTCTTAAGATTTGTTTCTAATGTTCTTAGGGTATCTTTTAAACCCATTTCTTTTTTATCGTTTACAGCATCAATGTTTGTTTGACCAGTATAGATACTGTTGGTTGCCATGTTTTGTAATTGATTATATAGATCTTGTTTCATTGTTTACCTTAAAAAGGACCCCAACTTGACACAGGTGGCATAGGAGCAGGGGGGGGCATAGACATACTACCAACACCCGAAGGTGGTGGTGGAGCTGAGTTAAACCCACCAGCCATACTATAGCCTTGAAGACCAGCTGTTAAACCAGTGATACCAGCTTGTGCAATCATCATGCCAGTAGATGTTTGTGCGTTTACTAATGAGGTATCACCAGCTAAGAATGTTTGTAGTTCTGTGTAATTAAAATCTCGTTTAGCAAGTGTATTATTATAAGCAGTCACAATATCACGGTTTTTATTTGTTTGAGTAATCCTTAAATTAGCCATATTCGTATGTGCGTTTGATATGTTCTGTCTTAGCAATGCCCTAGCCGTACCTGATGATGATGACATTCCTCTACTAGATACACTGTTTAATAGAGCTGAGTTAATCTGGCTTGTTTGTTTACTGTACTGACTCTTTGCGTTATCAAAACCCATCTTACCATATACTTCTGCAATGCCTCGTTCAGTAATAGCAAGAGTTTCTAGTTGTCTGTTAGAGATAGCTTTAGCTAAATTATTCTTTAGAATATTTCTGTTGTTGGCATCAACAGTCCACTGACGCTGAAACTCAGCATTCTCCTTAGCCATCTGTTGTTGTTTGGCAGCGGCAGCGGCTTGCTGGTTTGCTCCCATACTACCCATTAAACTACTTGCCATACCAAGTGCAGCCATACCACCACCAACTGCTAGGGCGTAAGACATTTTGTATCTCCTTCATCTAATAAATTAGATTTTCTGGTTTGTAGTAAATCAACCTCATCGGTAAACTCTGCCTCTGCTGCTGATACTTCTGTTTGATTTGTGTGTATTAAAGTTGTCCAATAGGTATCTGCGTGAGTTACAGCGGCTCTCTTTGCTCCGCTGTATGCTGGTATAACATTGTACCCAGTAAATCTTTTTAACCCATCTTTAGTTGTAACAGTAATATCACCTTGTACAATACACATATTATCTATTTTAGATAGGACACCTGTTGCTACTAAGCCAGCTGGAATAAAAACTGTTCTTGCATATATACCACCATGAATTAAATTAGTTGTCTTAAGAATAATCTGAGGTGTTTCAAGAATAATCTTTTCTAATTCTAAAACTTTTTCATTTGTTTTTGTTTGATCTATTACAGTTATCTTTTGTTGTTCTGGATAAAAAATAACTATCTCACCTTTAAATTCTTCCATCATCTTTTATACCTTTGTTTTACCACACTTGGGAATCTATTCTTCATATTAACTGGATGACCATTGAGTAACACGGCTCCACTGATGCGGTCTCCAAGTAATCCTATAGACCTCTTACTACTAAGCCAGTCCTTAACTATCTCTTTTTGTTCTTTAATTTTGTTTCTTCCAATTTGTGTATCAGCATCAAGTGATACCATGCCCTGCCAATAAGCCACAGCACTACCAAGGATATCAACTCTATCGTCATGCTTTAAGCTACCTTTTCTTTCCGTTAACCGAGTAATCTGTTTCTGGTTCTCAGGATCTTTAATAGCCTTGGTATTGAATATCAGTTTGTGTACAGACATCAATGGCTCAAGTACCTTAATGATACGCTGTTCCTTATTGCCAGTAACTCTAAAGTCTTCTATAGCAATTGGACCACACATACTGCACACCACTGGTTTCAGTAGGTTGCAATACATGGCATCACCAAAGTTAGACTCAACACGAATACACTTTATCTTGTATTCATAGGCAAGTTTACCTATCTTGCGTAGGATCGGCTCAGCATAGCCGCCCTGTAGTCCAATGAGTTCATGCACCACAATGTAGCCATTCACAAAGGATGCGATACAAATGGCTGTCTCGTCGTCTCCACGACCACTGGGGTCAACGAACATAACGGTCTGTTGGTATGGGATAAAGTTGGGTGAGACCCATTGTGGATCGTACAAGAGATCGCCTGTGATACCAAACGACTCAATAGTCTTGTTGTGAGATCTCTTCTCCCAAGTAATCTTCTCAGGGAACAGCTCAGGGTTAACATCTAGAATAATTAAATCCTCTAACTTAAGGGGATACTTAGATCTATCGCTAAGGGATGGATCTAATTTGTAATGTAGTGAGAATAACTTTAAGCCAATCTTAGCTTCCCTTTGCTTGAGGACATCTAAAGGGAACCGCTCAGGCTGAGTACTGTCTCCTATCTCTAGCCCCAACTTTAAGATGTAATCGGAACAGTAATCTATTTCTCCAGCAATATCAGGGTTTGGCATAATAGCTGGGAACTTAATAATAGGGTAACTGTTAGCAAGCTTAAGATATACGCTGTCGGTTGATTGGAATGTACCCAAGATACGGATGCATCCATCGGCTGTATTGTTCCTAATCTGCTCTAGTTCAGCTATCTTATTGAGTAGCCGTTCCCTAGCGTAAGGAGTATCTGAGTTCTTCTCGATCTCAATATCATCTACTATGATATCATCAGCATGGCTACCTGTGATCTGCCCTGTTATACCTTTGGCATAGCAGGACAGATCTTGACCATATGTAGTCTTGCATCCAACATTGAAACCGAACGCATTGTCCTTATCGTGTTCCTTAGGTTTAAGATGTTCACAATATGGAACCACATCAATTATCTTTCTAACCTGTGCAATAAAAGAGATGGCTCTACCAGAGGTTGCTGACAAAACCATGATGGTCTTATTAGCATCCATGAGAAGCCGCCACGATGCGAAGCAAGCGTTGATTACGCTCTTGCCAGCTCCACGCCCTGCTTGCATCTGGAAGTCCTTAGGACCGTTCTGCATGGCTTCTGCCATAGCGTACTGTAATGGAGTTGGTTCCCCAATTCCTAAGTACTTGAAACAAGCCCATAGATGATTACGGAAATCATCAACCATCTCTTGCGGTACATTCATTATCCCACCTTAAATTTAAACGGAGCCTTAGTTGCCAACTTAGCCTCTAGTTCCTCTAAAGCTGAATTAGGAATGTTATCCAAAGCATCCCTATTGTCCGTGATCATGCCACGAATAACAAGGTATAATCCTGGAGTACATTTAGTTGGGTCACCAAGGTCTGATAACAGTTGTTTGATTAAACCATTGTTTAATGCTTGAATTTGTTTAGCATAGTTCATGTATTACTTTCCGAGCCAGCTCTTGACCTTATCAACCGAGATCAGGTTGCCAAGGACATAGCCAGCTACAAAGAGGAATGCGCCAAAGAATACGCTACCGACAAAAGATGAAATAGTTGCAATTGTAATCATGTTAGTTCTCCT